TATATAGTATTATTAATTATATTAATATTATTAGTTGACGTAAACTGTTTTATGTTATTTAAAATCTTATTTATATCTAAAGAAACAAAATTGTCAGGACCTATATCAAATAAAGAAAAACTAATTTCTCCATGAACTATATTGTTTATATAATTGTAATTAGAACTTCTATTTAAATCAGCTATGTCTACATAGACTGAAAATGTTTTGATTATTTTTTCATCTACAAATTTCTGCAGTATATTTTCTAAAGAAACTAACAAAGCTGTCTTTATATTGAAGAAAGATGAGTTCTTACTATTATTAGAGAATAGTAAACTATTGCCTTGAAATATTGGAGCCCTTGTTAAAAAGTCCTCTAATTCTCTAGATATTAGTTGTTTTATTCTAACATTATGATATGACTTCATAACACTTTTATTATTATTAGCTGTCGTATTTCCAGAAAGTAATTTTAATTTTCTGTCTGCAGTCATAATACCTACAGGATTAATAGTAATATCATGTTTTTTGACTTTCTCAATTAAACTATCGAATCTATTATTATTGTAAATATAACTCTTATTAATTACAGTATTAAATGATATAAAATCTGGGTATACTAATTCTCCGCTGTCTATAGGCTCTTGAACATCTTTAGATGAAATTGAATTTATAGCCAGGATGCTCGAGGGTACTAAAAATTCTTCATTGACGCTAGACGACTTTATGCTATTTAAAACAAATAAACCATATTCTGAATAGTAATTTTGTCCAACAAAGTCATCAATTGTCTTATCAGACGCAAGTGATGTCAAGTAATTCAGGTCTTCTCTTTCTTCTAAATATTGACTAGGAATATTGTCTTTATTTTTAAAAAATATTGGGTCAATCAAATAAGAGTCAATACTATTATAATTCCCGTTTATAGAATTATCATTATAAACTCTTTCAGGCACATCAGCAATAAAAGTAAACTGTTTATCGTTTGCTTTCTGTAATACTTTTTTCAACAATTCATTATGAGATATACCTGGCATGCAAAAAACGTCACAGCGATAATTTTCGTCATCTATAATAATATCTGCTGCTAAATCGTAAGATTCGTATATCTGACCCTTAGTTTTATTGGCTTCTTCACCAGATAACTCTCTGATTATTGAAATACCATGATTTTCTCTTTTATGATTGTCAAGAATGTTAAATCCGTCAAAGCCACCGAATGTCATTAAGTCAAAACAAAGAAACTTTGAATGTTGCGAGTCTGATAGTGTGTTTGACTTTGTTATATCATCTATATTGACATACTTGTATATTGAAGAATCAACTTTGTTTACGTTACTTATATTACGGCCATCTCTTTGATAAAAAGAAAAATCCCACATGTCTTTAATAGAACTTTCGTTATAAGCATAAAGAATTTTTTCTAAATGAAAAAATGAATTAAAAAAATCAGTGTCATTGTCTTTTAAGTCTTCTACCCAAATGTTTTTGCTAACATCTTCATAATCATTTTTAAAAAATCTAGTGTAATCTAAAACATTTTTAAATTTTGTTTTTACACTATCTTTAACTACATCAAGTAAAAAATTATAATTTTGTCCCGACACTTTTTTGTTTTCAAACTTTGTTTTTTTGACGTTATCAAATAAAACACCCCAGTATCTATCCCCAAAGTTTAATTCTTCTTTAGATTTTCCTAGGATCATATGATTTCCTACGTAATTAAGAGGATTTTGTATTATCGGGCTTGTAAATGAAGCAGGTGTATTTAAAAGGTTACTACTTACATTAACCCTAGGATAAGGCATAAAGCCGCATGGCATTAAATCTGTGTTTATAACTTCATCTTCAATTTCTTCTACAACTTCAACAAAAACAATATTGTTTGTTTTTCTATAACTTCCTATATTTTCTACTTTTTTTGTTGCTGCGTTATAAACATCATGCTCAGTTCCTATTATATTACATATATAATTTTTATCATTCGGATTTAAAGTAATATTCCTAAACTGTTCTTTCAATACAAAGTCATTATTTTCAATAATATAAATAGATATATCAAAAATAGACCAACGTTCAGAATCATTTAAACTGTCGATGTCGCCTTTTCTTCTAGGCATAATTCTAATTCTTATGTTGTTACCAGCATCACCATCACTGTATGTATGAAATCTAAATAACTTCTTGCAATACTTATGAATGTCAGTCTTTTCTTCGTCAGAAATATTACCTCTATTAATTGGCTGTGAAACTATCCAAGGTGTTCTTGCTTTTTTGAATGAAGATTTAAAGTCTTCATACTCTAAGTCTATATTAACTTTGCTAGTAAGCATCAAATATTTTGTGTCAGCTGGAACAATTGTTTTATTAAAACTATTTAAGTTTCGAAACTTCGTGTATACAAAGTGTCCTTTATCAAGTATCCACTCTAAGTCTGTATTTAAAAGATCAGCTTCAAATCCTTGCTTTAAACTTGCATCATTGTACATATTAATTACATTTTTTGATGAGTCTTTAAGTCCTTGAACGTATATCATAGGATTTTCAATTGTAGTGAATATATTTCCAAGAAAAGGTGCAGCTATGTTGCTTTTTGTTGAAAGCTCTTTTTTCTTAGAAATAATATTTATATTATCATTTTCATCATTTTGCAAATATAATGATGAACCGTGTGTGCACATTATACAATCTGTAATTACTCCTACTTCGTCTTCAGAGATGTTTAGTTGCCCAAGATAGTCTGAATAAGGCGATATATACTCAGGTTCTACAATTGATTTTACTACTGTTGTTAAAAAATGAACTTTACCTTTATCTCCCCCAGTATTAGTAAATTTACTTTCTCCCTTAACACCGTTAGTAACACTACCACTCAAGACAAGATCACCTGCTTCGAAGCCAGCATTCCCATCATCAGATGTTCCTAATACTCTTATATAACTTACTTGATTTTTTCCGTTTTCAAGCCAAACCCTAGCTGATATTGGACCGGGATCTTTGTTTTGTGTCGAAAAGTTACCAAAAATATTTTCCCATGAATTCAGTATACTGTCGTTACTTTCAAAACTTCTAATTTGCTGCGGGATAAATGCGGGACCTTCCTTTGCAGTCCCAACAACACAAAGCGTTTCATCTAATAAAGATACACTTTCTTCTTCTTTGAATACTAAAGGTGTGCTAATATTAGCGCTTATTTGACTCTTATTTACGTTAGACATTTAAGATCCTGTTTTTGCTCTTATATAATATTATTTATTTAACAAGAACAAAAACAGAAGTTTTAAATTAATATTGAAGAACACAATTATCAAATCTAATAGTTAATGAGATATCTGTTGGCTCTTCGCCATCATAAGATAAATCTCCAAAGTTTGCATTAGTTAGAAACGCGCCCTTGATATCCCATAACTCTACAACTGTTCCTACAGGATCAAGCATCTTAAGCTGGCAGTCTCTTTTATAGAAATCTGCATATCCTGCTCTACCACTAACTGATTCATAATGTGTACGAATCCATTCCATAACTTGTTGAGCTCCACTAGGTGCAATCGGATCATGCAATGTAACGTTCAACTGATCAAACGTCATTTTGCCTGCAATATATCTTTTTGCGTTAATAAAGTTAATCTCTTGCTCACCAATTGTGAAAGAAGGACGTGCAGCAGTTTTAAGGATAAAGGCATCAATACCCTCAATTGCGAAAATCCAGCGATTCTTTCTTTTTGGCTCAAACTTGTTCGGAATCATTTCAGTAACTGAAAGTGTCTCTGCCATTTTATATTCTCCTAAAATTCTTTATATATCTATATATTAATCAATTGAATTAGTTACAACAAAATCAAGTGAAATAAATTCTACTGACTTAGTCGGCTGTAAATATATCTTTCCTCTAATCGTATTGTTTTCAACGTCATTTTGTGTTGTAGTTGTAGTATCAATTTGCACCTTATATCTATCAACACCCTGTCTAGCTTGTACTTCAGCCATAATTGGCTCAACTAATGAACTAAACTTTGCCAACGTTGATTCTCTATTAGGCTCAAATAAAAGAGTATTTGCAATATTCTTAACTCTACGCCTTATGTTAATCAATAACCTTCTTACATTAATTCTGTCCAATGCTGACTGATTTTGTAATAAAGTCTTTTGCCCAAATGCATAAACTTCTCCTGATCGTCCTGATGGCTCGTATATAGGATTAATGTCAGCATCATATAACTCATCAAGCAATGTTCTATTCATCTGCACAGATGATTTTGTTGCATTTAAACGTCCTCTATTTAAACCTGCCGGCGCAAACCAAGGATCTGCCAAATTATCATTTTGACTCATAACACCTAACATACCAACTGATGGCGGCACCTTTACTGGTGATCCATTCGAAGGTTTTCTAACAAACACATCAGGATAATACGCAGCAGCAAATGATGTATCTAATCCACGACTAGTAAACTTATTTATAGTATTTCTAACACTTGACTTACTTACACTATCCAATATAACAGCATCAGCTAAATCAACATCAAGTATGTCCATAATAAACATTGCATCAAACCTTGTTTCACAAGCGCTTAATGCATAGTCTGTTATTAACGGCTCCCTAATCCCAGGTATAACTAATAATTGAAATTCAGTTGCACTCTTGTCACTCAATACATCAATTGCTCTTTTATAAGTTTCAACAGTAGGTCCAGTAAAAGTTGCTGCAGCCAATACTGCTGTTGTTTCATCGTTAGCTTCTCTAAACGCTGCAACAGAAGTTAACTCTGCTTTTTCTTTGTTAAATATATTAACACCATCAAAACCGCCCTGCATAATAGTTCTAAACTTCATATGCTTAACGTTTTGTCTAACAGCGTCTTTAGTTGTCTGAACAAATCTAGTGTAACCAGACGGAAGACTTCCATCTCTGCTGTAAACAGCGTCTGACCAGTCTACGTTTCCTGCAGAATCTTCTTTAATCGCTATTTTCTCTAAAGAAAAATATCCATTCTGAAATGAATCAGCTTCGTCGCCTTCAACAATAGACTTGTTACTCCCAAGATCTGGAAAATATTTTGTCCAAGAAGAAACGCTATCATTTAATCTGATTTGACTCAACTCTTTAAATTCATTATCTCTGTTAACTTTCTTGCCAAACTTGATACCCCAAGGTAAACTAGAATCAGCTGTTTTCGTTGTTCCAGATAGACGTGTTACTGACTTTACAAACGGTGCTGGTAAAACCATCAAGTTATCAAAATAGTTATCTGGTAAAAGCATCGTCCCGATTGCAGGTAAATCACGACTGGTGGTGACTTCTTTAAAGATTTTGTCGCCAGACCCCCATTTTGTATTTAAAGCTTTTAATCCTCCAAAACTAACAGGTAAAGAATTAACAGGTATATCACCTTGTGAAACAAGATTACTCATTTCTACTCTGACATAATTGTTTTTAACTTCATAATCTCCAGTTTCTTCAAGACGCTGCTTTGAAAGAGGTTTGTCGAAATTAAAGAATACATGCTTGTCGCCTATAACCCTAGCAATATAATTACGACTATCAGGATCTAGATTTAATCCTTTCCAAGTAATTAATGATTCTCCCTTTATAGGGTCAGAATCAAATGCCTCAAGTGATAAATCAAATGAACCAAACTTTGAATCGCCTGATGTTCGAACATTAGAAATCAATATTCTAAATCTCGTATTTCCGCTTTCACCATCATCTAAAGAATGAAGCTTAAATAATTTATAAGATCCTCCAGATGACAATGTATCTCCTCTTGCAACAGTCTCACCTTTTCCAAATAATTGAGAAGTAATCCACGGAGACTGTGCTGTTCTAAATCTAGATTCAAATGATTCAAAGTCTTGAACACTAGCATTATCATCTCCCGGCATACAAAATGCACTTATGCCAGAAATGGATTCAACTACTCTAGGATCAACGTCCCAATGTGTGTACAAATAATGACCTTTTTCTTCTATTTTTGTTGGGTCTGTGTTTAACACGTTTGCAAAATAATTTACGTCTTCTGGATCAAATGAGCAAGACAAAAGTGAAGAGTCTAAATCACTCTTAAAACCATTAAGTAATAAATCAAATGAATTTGACGTTATACTTCCTACTTCATATCCATGCAAGCCCGTTGAAGGTGTAGATCCAAATTCTATAATATTAGCGCCACTAACAACACCTTTATTAAAAGTCGTCTCTGCGTAAACTGCGAAGTCATCCAGACGGTGTAAATTATTTGTTTTATCTAAATCTATTGATGGTACAACACCTTTAGGTGTCATAAGAACACCTCTTATTATCGGCATAGGACCGCCAGTTCCACCGGCGAACTGTGTTGTAATTTCTAAGTTAGATGCACCATCGTATATCAGCGTATTACCTAAATACCCAACAACAGCTTGTGTAAGTGTTATTACACCTGAACCATTGTGCGCTGCTGTAATTGTTCCGTTGTGACCGCTTGCGTGGTTTATTACTGCTATTAGAGAATTAGCTGCTA